TTACGACAAAAAAGTGCAAGAAAAACACCAGACATACATTGGCTGTTCAGTTTACAATGAGTGGCATAACTTTCAAGTCTTCGCAGAATGGTTTTACAAGAATAATATCAAAGGATTTCATCTTGATAAAGACATAAAGGTTAAAGGCAACAAAATATACTCCCCGTTAACTTGTTTGTTTGTTAGCCCATCTGAAAATAATATTGCGTCACATGCAAGATGGTATACAATATTATCACCTAAAAATGATGTTATAAAAGTTTACAATATGGGCAGGTTCTGCAAAGACAACGCGCTAACACAGTCTGCTATGTCAAGGGTTTGCGATGGTAGCAGAAGTCAGCATAAAGGATATCGATTAGCGCGCTGTGAACGTAAGGTAGTTAATTGAAATTACTCGACGAATCCATGATTCGTTTTGTGATTGCCCTTGAGCAGTGACCTCTAGTATATCAACTTTTTGACCTTGATACACGTTACTAGCACCATTGTAAAATACCGCCTTGATTGCGCTAACTGCATCTGACATTGATTTGCCGTAATCACCGACATCTATAGGGGTGTAAACTGTTATCTGGTATATACCCCTATCAGAGTCACTGGACTGTTTAGTCTTGCCTAAGCTTTCGCTAGTTGCAGGAATAAACATTTCATCAAACCATAAAGATTGACCGTATGGGGTGAATGGTTCAGGCGGATCTATATAAGCCGTGTTAGTGCTAGTGGTGGTTGACGCTGTTGCGTAAATACCCCTAAGCGCTTGTAATATATTGTAGTCGCTCATAGTGTCCTTATCTTATTTTTCATAGCCATTAGTGTAGCTCTAACCCATCCAACATCAGCTTGCTTACTAAATCCGTTGATTGATAATATTTTGAAATTATCCTTACCTCTAAGTCTTGAGCCTTTCTTTACTGGATTTGGATAACCGCCATACTCCAAAGTTGCTATAGCTGGTCCGTTATTTGTAAAGTATATCTTTTTGTTTAAAACCCATTTAGGCATTGACGCTAATGAAGTGTAAGAGCCTGTGCCGCCTCTTGATGGATCTCTACCGACTAACGTGGGCGAAACTCCGACACCTAAAAACCAGTTATTTCTATGGTAGCCAGAGGTAGCGGTTACGCTCGTTGGGACTTCGCCTTGTGTTAATCCGACAGGAGTTCCAGCGATTACTTTGCCTAGACCATCTAAGAAAACAGCCTTTACCTTTGCGTTAGCCTCTCGCTTATTCTTGGCTATCATCTTTTTTACTGAGTCAAGCCCTTGTAACGGCATTATTTTATCCTTAACTGTGGCAAGTACGCCAATACATCAGAGGTCGGAGCTATTACTCCAAGGCTAACTACATAGTAAGTTACTGCGCCTTGTGTGACTGTATCGCCTTGCTTAATTATACTCACATTGTCACAGATTAAACGTCTATCACCTGCGAGTATGTTTATATCAAATTGTTTAGCGTCATAATCAATAAAGATAGCATTAGTCAATTCTACACTTGTGCTTGTTGTTGTACCTACCGAGAGTGGCGTCCCTGCCGTGACAGTTTTATTAACTAAGTAAACCTTGTCAGCAGTTGGCGAGCCTGTTTTCTTTTGCGCTCTTTTCAAGCCTGTTTGGATTTTCTTTTGTATACTTGCGCTACTCATGACCATTCCACAAAATTAGCGAAGCCGATATTATTTATAGAAAATGATTTGGCATTTATTATTTCGATTCTATTTGGCTCTCTATTGAATACCTTAACCTTTCTTAATATTTTATTGTATCCACACACGGTAAGCAAGTCTTTACCGTCAATAAGAACCGAGCATGATTTGTTATCAATAAATTCTGGCGCTATATCTGACCAGCTAACCCATCCTTTATCCTCAGAATCAATCCACTCTTCAAATCTTGATTTTAAAGGCTCTTTAATGCAGTCAGCATTATCTGCAAACAATTCAAATAATGTTTTTATTTGCTCTATTTCAGTCAGTTTTATTTCAGTCATTAATTTAGCCATTAGCCTAAAAACCCCATGCTTTCTTTATATAATCCGCCGCCGTTTAATCCTGCTTTAGTGTAAGGTTTTAACACCCTAGTAACCGCTGGCATTTGTGCGAGTGTTGGAGTGCTTGAGCCTGATTGATAAGTTTCTAAATAAGCACCGCTACCAACGCTGAACCCTGCTAAGTCTGCGCTATCTTTTACAGCGTTAGTATCAACACCATCATTGATAGAGAAAGAAGCTAACATTTGAGCGTTTTTAAAGTCTTGTGGTATTGATGTGCTATCTACCAATACGTCATAGGCGTAAATACTTGTGCGAGGCATACAGCCTGTTTGCGTCTGTGGTGTAACTCTCCAGCCCTGTAGTCTATCTTCATAGGTGAAGTTGATAAAGTCATAGGCATTAGCTAGATTAGCCTCTCTATCGGGCTGAGTAGCTGGTATAGAGTAACCCTTGAGTTTTGCATAGGCTTTGTATTCTTCATCAGTAACCCATGAGTTCGCATTAGCTACCACGGAACCATCTTCGATAATTAACTGAGTGCCGGTAACGACGATAATTTGATCGCTGTTACCTAATTCACGCGATGTAATGTCTTCGCCTAAAGTGGTGCCACCATCAAAGTATTTAATAGTTGCAAATATCTTTCCTACTTCAGCGGTTGCGTTTAAATCTAGCGCTAGCGTAGTGGCTGACTCAACAAAGACAATGGTTGGATCAAGTAGTTTTGTATAGACCTCTGCGCCAAAGGTTATTTTTAAGTCAGTCGATGCGGTTAAATCAACACCAGCAAATACGAATCTAACTTTATTGTCTGCGCCTGGTATGACATATCTTTGTGACATTGTGAAAGCCTTGTTTATTTAATAAGCCGATTATATCACGATAGTATTTATTTAAAAAGAATCTAGATTTAGACAATAAGGGTCTTTAGATACGTTACTGCATGGATGAGTAAGTAAGCTTAAGTTGTATCAAGTAATGTAAATCAGTATCAGCTAGCTATTCATATCCATATTGGAAGCCCAAAACCATATACCATGCAGACAATGCTGTTTATTCGCGTATCTAAACGTCGATTTACATTAAGTTATTACATATTTGCTAGTTGTAATCGTTAGCTTGATTAAGGTTTTTTACGATAACCGAGAAAATTCGGTTGAATATGTGGGAATTCTGGCAATAAAAAAGGCTTAGGTAGTATCTCTGGTCGGACGGGTTAACTTAATAACCCCAGAAACACTATCTAAACCTTATCTATTATCTAGGTCCGACCCCAAACAACGTAGTTATTGTATCACTACTACCTATTAACTACCAAGCAAAACAACCCCTAACTAGCGAAAGGGGCTTTAGCCTATGGTAACGGTAAGTCTAAAACTCCCTCATACCAACTCAGTGCCGTGGTAACATCTTGCACCTGACTATCTAATGAGGTAATTCTAAATAAATACGTGGTGTCAGGTTTGAGTATTTTCTCTTGCCCAATCTCTCTAGCTGCTGAGCCTTTACCCTGCTGTGAAGTGCTTCCTAGTGAATGCTCAGGCGAGAATATTAACGTACCTGTAGCCGTAATAGTTGTACCGGTTAAAATCTGGTTTAGTGTTGCAACTGGGTTTATAGCGTTAGGGTTTTGTATTGGTGATGATGCACCACCCGTATATGATGGCGTTTCATATACGTAAGCCGTTAAGCCATCACCCGTATAGCCTATGCGCGTAGATTTTAAAACCGTAGGAAGCGAGCCAGTAATAAATATAGTGTCGCTATTTCCACTACCAGAAAGTCCGAGTATTAAGTTGGCCCACTCATGCTGAAAGCCTAGCTTGATATTTGCCTCAGTATAATTTTGAGTATTTATAGCTCTAAGGCCTTGGAATATGCCGGCAGGTAATACGCTTGTGTTGTATGGAGCTTGATTGCTCATAATTGCCTCTTTATTTATATTGGCTGCATGTAATAAAAAGCCCCGTATAAACGAGGCTTTTATTATTTGATTGAAGTTTCTTCAGCTAACCGTTTAGGGTCTACCTTTACGGGTGTTACGATAGCTTTTCTTGCTAAGATATTACACTCGTTTAGTGTTGCTTGCTTTGCTAGCTCAACAGGCTTTAGTGTAAGCTTTAACTCTTTAACCTTATCTTCTAACTTTTTAATTTCAGCCCATATTTTATCGTTATACTGTGCTGATGTTAATTCGACTTCTTCTTTTTTAGCCATGATTGTTCCTTAAATAAAAAGGGGTTTTTACACCCCTGTTATATTATCCATTGGTCTGTAAAAAACATAAAGGTACGTTTTTGCGTTCCCATACGCGCGACCAGTTAGCCGCTGTCGCTAGCTCTGCCAATGTAGCAGACTGACCAGCAACAGAATCCGATGTAAACTCAAAGCCTAACGGATGAATAATATCAGCGCGACGAGAATACAAGTCAGACTGACCGCCGCCATTGCCTTTGCCTGCTGCGCGATCTAACTCACTAGGATTTGAAGTGCGACCCATGCCAGCAACAACGGCGCCACTACCAAAGATTACAGTAGTATAGGTAATGCGGTTTGTGCCAGCTACTGCGCTCAATGAATCGTCAACAATTACACGCAAGTTACCGTACATTTGAAACAAGGTGTTGTTGTCTGCGTCACGGATAAAGCTAATCAACTGTTGCTTGCGTAAACGGTTGTAAACAACTGAGTGCATAGCAATGGCACTAAAACCTGCCTGATGATCGCCAGCCGTTTGTTGCGCATCTAAGATTGCATCATTAGAAACTAACTCAGCAGCAGCAGGGGCGCCAGCAGCATCAGTAGCAATATTAACAACCATATCGCTTGCATCGTTAGCAACGTTATCGGCAAGCAAGCCCATAGTTGATTGAATCAAGCGTCGTTCGTTAGCTGTTGCCCAATAAGCACCGATACGGCTAGTAATTGCCTGAACTGGATCAGCTAAAGCCAAATCAACTGCGATATCCATTGTAGACCATGAGTTATTCTGGCTTGCAAGGCGGTATTTCATAATGCCTTTAGTGATTTTACTTGGTGTTGATACGTTACCAGTAACATCATCAGAGTAATTTGGTTCTTCAGTACCTAAAGGCTTAAAGAAAGGAAGTTCGCCAATATTACCACCAATGGAAGCCATTGCAGTAATACGAGGATCTTCAACCATGACACCTGATGCCATGAATGCGTTTAGTTCTATTTGTGCTTCCTGCTCAGCAGCAGAGAAAACAAGCGGGTTATAGATGTCCGCGATTTGTACGTTAGCCATTTTTTACACCTTATTTAAAATTAATAGTTAGAGCTTCTTGATTTGTTGGCTTGTATAGCCTGCTCTGTTAATGTCATTTTTTTGCCACTAGCACCGCTAGTCTGCACGGTATCGGCTCCACTGGAATCTACACCCTTTAAATATTGCTTGTAATCATTACTCTGCTCCGCAAAGTTTTTGAATTCTTCGGCGGTCTTTGCTACCTCAACACCATCATGCTGGTAAGAGGTAGTTTTCTCGCCTTGGTCATTATAACTAATTTTTAGTGCATTTGACAACATAGCTTTACCAGCGCTTTGATGTGAGTCGTGAAATATGCCAACGTTAGAGTTGAATTCTTTCTCATAATCACCTTTGCGGGTAGTTGCACGCTCTCTGTCTAATGCGTCTTGAAGTTTAGCGACCGTCTCAGCACTCTCTTTTGCATACAGTGATTTTAAGCCGTCCATATCACCAGCAAGTTTAAGTTTTTCTTCTGCAAGCATCTTTAGCGCCTCATCTTTCTCAGCCGCCGCAGATTGTACGCTTCGTTTTTCGCCTAAAATATCATCACGGTTCTTTGTGATTTTATCGTTATCTTCAATTAGTTCAGCGATTTTATCTTGCATTGCTTTGATTTCTTCTTCAGTCATTTTTCTGCCCCCCAAGGGCTTTTGTTGAGTCACAGGCTCGTTATAGAGATCGAAGTATTCGACCTAGTTCGTTATTCTTTTCTTTCATTTGCTTTATGGTTAGGGCGTTGTTCATACTATCCCCTGTCATTTTAGCAAACGTCTTGGCATCCATTTGTCGTAATGCTTTGCCTAGTGTTGGTCCTATTGCCGCGTCTTGGTCACGAGCACTTAGCTTTTTAAGATTCTCATAATAAATAGAATCACTATCAATAGGTTTAGGGTCGCGTTTACCATCTACATTAAAACTTGATGCTTTCTTCGTTTCGCTAGCGTCTAATTTAAACCTATCATCTACTTCAAATGTTAAAGCACTTCTGCAACCAGGGTGAAGACTAGGTGTAACGCTGCTTAACTTCGGGTCATCTTTTAAGTAAGTCGTTTGGTCAAGCCTCGCGCATGTTCTCGATGTTCGGGAATCATTAACCGCTAAGAATCTGTACCCCTTTAGTATATCATCATTTTGATCTACAAATGCAATACGGGCAGTGTTAGCGTAATGATTACTACCAGTGATTGCTAATTGCTTAGCTGACCGCCTCGCTCTATCCAGTACGCTTTTAGTTGTGCCTGATTTAGATAAATCCATTTGCGCTGTTATGGCGTTTGTTATTTCCGGAATAGTTGAGCCAGCACGAAAGCCATCTAATACAACCCCGTGAATTTCATCTGACCACTTACTCCAGTAATTTTTCATCATAGAAGAATAAGAGGTGTAACTATTAGCGCCCAATTTAATAGGCGTAATTGTTGCCACACTATTTACAGCCGCCGCAGTTGGCACGACCGCTTTAAAATCATCAGTCTCAACAATACCATTCAATGTACTTGCTGCGAATTCTCCCTCGTAAGCACCTAACGCTCTATTCTCAACTTTAAGCTGTGAAGTATAATCTTGTAGGTGTTTACGTGTTGCCTCGCTTATTTGCTTTTGTATGTCCATTTGTAAGGCTAGAGTAACCTTGCGCTTACGGTATTTATTAAGGATAGCTACAACATCATTCTCGATAGCCTCAAGGTATGGAATGACCTTTAAGCCCTCAGTAGCACCTAACCTCTGGATGAAGATTGTGTGCTGAGAATATATCGTTGTTAGCTTCTCGACTGGCATTATTCACTAGCCTTTAACGCTGCTAATTCTTCTTTTAATGCGTCATTCTCTGCTTGTAGTGCCGCTTGATCTTCACTAGTGCCGCCTGTTAGTAAGCTTTGATTGCTCAATTCCTTAGCTATATCCTCGTTAGATAAATCTGTTAGCTGTGCTTTACGTGCTGTCTCGTTAAGTGTAATGGCTGGTAAGATATTTCCTTGGACTAATGCCATGTGAGCGTTAATCATCTCAGGCGTTAAATCATCAGTGATAAAGTCAGAGTTTAATTTATATGTAGACTCGCCAGTTTCACCAATAAATAGAGAAGTCCACACGAACAACTGTTCAAATCCATCGCTGATATTGTATGAGATACGTTTTAACGCTGACATAGAAGCGTTAGCGTCGATACGTTTAGCGCCTAATGTTTCGTTAGCTGAGTTATTAGTTACAAGTTGAGCGCCTGACATTACCATTCTATCTTCATCACGTAGCATCTCAGTAGCTATTGCGCCTGTTGCTGCTATCTGTAGAATCTCAACCTTACCAGTAGAATCGAGCATATTCATACCACGGGCGCCAACGTCTAAACCGTTCGGGTTCATCTCGTCGAATTCATCTTTAGTCATGTCAGTAGAAACGACTGTCATGCCTTGACCGTGAAAATGCAAGTTGTCGCGGTTATCACAATCTAAAACAAAGTGCCCTAAGTTAACGTTAGCTAAATCATACAGTGGCAGTTTTGAATATGCAGGACTGTTATCGTCAGCACCGAAGAACTGAAACGGAATCTCTTTTAATGTTTTGCCATTAGCAATAGGAATAACATCAGAAACAATCTCATCCTTATCAGACCATAATTGATTGTGATAAACACCATTAATCATTATCAATCGACGGATATACTTTTTATCTTCCCACTCAAATTCATCCTTTTGCTCGCTGTGCAATTCCGTCAAGCGTATCTCGTCAACTGAATTAGATTTGCCATTGGCGCGAGTGTAGATGATTTGGTCAGCATCGTACTGAATCCACTTAGGGAGAAATTCGCCGCTTTCATTTTGTGCGCGCGTTAACTGAACTCTTTCACCGCTATCATTGGTGGGTGAGGATGGCATATCAACCAAGACACCATAGCGAGCATCAGCGATAACCTTTGCCGTTGTTCTTTGTGCCACTTCACGCAAGCCACAGCCAGCGCCATCGGCATTATCGATTAAATATTCAAGCTTAGGTCTAATATCTGGCTCAGGCTCTTTACTCCAAACCATGCCACTTAATTTTTCATAGGTGCGACCAGTGGCAGGAAACCACCGACCACGGGGCCAATAAGAGTTAACGCGTAAAGCGTTTTGTTGGTTGCATCGTTGCGCTTGAGCTATTGCCGCTTTACTCATCCCATCAAAGCCTACAAACGACTTGTATTGTGGACCGGGCAAACAGTTAATTATCTTTAATACTTCATATTTGCCAGCAATAGCCGCGCGAGTTTGTTCTCGAAGCTCTTGCTGTTCTTTATATTGATCGTCTAATGTATTTAATGCCATCGTCACAGCCTTATGTAATTTTCTTTATTATATCACTAATAGGTAAATAATTTAAACTTACCGTTTGACTAACTTTAACTATTGAATTACGATAGGTTAATAACTTAACTACGCGAGATGGTATGAACGAAGCAACAAGACAACTTAGAAGGAAGGGTTACACTGTGAACGAATTCTTATCAGTTATAAATAGAAAGCTAACTTGGTGGAACACTCACAAGCACGAAGGGGCTAAGGATAATGAATTCTTAATGCTTTCAATCAAAGGTTTAGAGGAGAAATAACATGAGCAGCAAATCAACGCTATTACTATTACCTTGCTGTCACATATTCGACGACTGCATAGGCTCAAATGGAACTGACACGCTTGTAATTGATGTTAGTTACGGGGCTATTAGTTATTTAGCCGATGATAATGATTATATAGAAGCCGCTGGTAATTCAGAGTTCGCAAACCTAATGAGATACCTGCTGAAAGGCAAAACTAAAGATGAACTTTTAAAAGCAAGTAAAGGAGAATAAATATGGACGATTTTAAATTAGATTGCATGACTGAGATAAAAACTCACGATGAAGCATTAGCAATAAAATTCATAAAGCACTGGCACGACAACGCTCCTACAGGGTTTGGATTAATTGCATCATACGAAAGAGTTGACGGGCTAGGTTCTACACTTTGGATTTTTAAATTAATGGAGAATAAACAATGAAAACAGTATTTGATGCAGTGAATGAGTTTAAGGGTGAATTCAGAAGTATCACAAGCTTTGCTTTACAGTCACTTACGGATAATAATTGCGCCATGAAGGGTGAAATTAAATTCGGATCTTCGGGTTTTGATAGCAATCACTTCTCGTTTATTTGCAATGAGTCGCAGTACAGAGACATAGTATCACAAATGGAAACTAATTTTGGTAAGTGTGACCCTGTACTTGCAGCTTATTATAGACACGTAACAGATAAAGAATTATTAACTAAATCAACTAAGGAGTTAGAGGTGATGGATATAGATTGGAGTTTAGCGCCAGATGATTGTATTGGCGCAGTAGAGAGTAATTTTGTTGATGCTACATACCCTTTTGGTGTGTTCGTAAAAGAATGCGATGGCTTTGACGGGTATCAATACTGCCATGAACAGGAGGCTTACCCTTGCATGGAGGCTTTTACATTTACATCTAAACCACAACCAGCCCTCACATACACACAAGCTATGGCTGATAACGGTGAATTGCCGCAGATAGGAAGCAAAGCTCAATTTATTGGTGACGATGATTACTTAGCTGAATTCAATATATCTAATGGCGATGAAGTAGAGTGCATCTGCCATACTAAAGACTTCGAAGGTGAATCAATTGGCGTTTATCGACATAAAGACGGTTATTCTGTTTCTATATTGACTCAGCTAATCAAACCACTAACCCTACCTATCACACTAATAGGTGGCAAGGCTTATCAGTTTACACATAAGGCTGGCGTTGATGGGTTGCACGGAGTTTATCACGACAACAAATTCTATATTGGCGGTGATTATGTAGAATCAAGCAATTGCACCAACATCCAACCATTAACAGTAGAGGTTAAGTAGATGAATGACATAACATGGTTATATTGTATCGTGTGTTATCTTTTTAATATCGGCTTAGTCTTCGCTAGCTGGGGCGAGTGTGACACAAGCGAGGAGATAGGCAGTGTTATTTGCTTAATACTATCACCTCTTGTGTTGCCTGTTATATTTGGTTTTGGTTATTGGAGGCGTAACGGTTAGCCATCAATATTTAGACGCCCACCTTTTGCGCGTATTGGGAATTGATTATTTATATAATAACCCAATGCGTCATTAGGGTGGTCGTTATCATGCGACTTATCAGGCTCACCCTGTTTATTATAAATCTGCTGCTCTAATGACTCTGCTGTTTCTGGGCATAATACTTCATTGATAAAATACCTTCTTTCATCATTAGCATTACATAGCATACCTTGGACGCTTGCTACTCTATCCTTAACGAATGGGTTTCTAGTGCGGGCGTTAACTTTAAATGCTTTTTTTAGTTGGCTAATATCAGTCTCAGATGCGTTTGAGCTCTTTCTATTCTGCCCACTAGCATCAGGGTAGATTGTTATTCTATGTTCAGGGTATTTATTCTCAATAGCCTTAATCATTGCTGGCGTATCAAGTAATCCCATAAACTCATCTACCGCAGACGTTATCTTTGTGCCATCTCGATTATCTTCAACATGAACGATAGCTGACATCTTGCCAACGTTAAAATCAATTCCTATATGTAGGTGGTCAGTAGCTTTTATGCCCCTATTGGTTCCGTTAAGTTTTCTATCAAAACACGTATAAACAGCGCCACTTGTTAAGTTGACAAACTCACCATTCAAATAAGCTTCTATTAATTGTGGTGGATATGAATCCCTCAATGCTTGCACATAATCAACAGGTAAAAACGGATTACTCATTGTTGCAGCTTGAATCATTTCATAACCTGGGGCGCGATTCTTTGACCATTTATCATAAACAAACTTAAATCCTTCAGGAGTAGTAAACACGCTAACCGTATTTAATGGCTTATCTGACTGCCTAATATAAGTATCTGGAACTTGACGGTTACGAGCTATTATTTTATTAAAAGCCTCTTGTGCGTGATCTTGCTTTAACGTATCCAACTCATCAATCTTAGCCCTGAACGACTCATAGCCAACTATACGAGCAGGATTATCAAGTGTTCTTAATACAAAGTCACCAACTTGGCCCGATGAAGTATAAATAATATTTTCAGACTTATTGTACTTGTACCGAATGCCCCAGTCTATTAGCTTTTCTTCCATTCTTGGCGCTAAGATTAATCTAACTAAGTCATAAGTGGGTTCATACATAGCCACTAATGAGTTAGCGCCACCCTCTAGACTGTCAAGCAAAGCACTTGTACACATAACTTCACTCTTACCAGTGCCAAATCCAGCAACGAAAGCAGGAAATTTACAGTCTAAAGCTAAAAAATCTGACTGTGGTTGTGTTACCTTTAAATTAACTTGCACTAATTACCTCTATTTGTACTTTTTGAATAGGTGAATTATCTTTTGTTTGCTCTCCGTCCCATGCCTTAATATCGACATGTTTACCAAGCAACTCAAGATTGCGAAGCTTGTCAGGCCATTTTATTTTTTTAATTATAGATTCGGTGTCACCACTCATCATATCTTGAACATCTAGGCCACTAATTGAAATGCGCCATGCTTTAGGCCAATCCTTTATGGCTCTCACATTACCTGTATTATCGAGTATATCTAATACGTCTAACGAATCTATCTCTATTAGTCGATTAAGCACGTATTTAGCGTCTAGGGCTATAGAATTAGACCTATTAGCCTTTAACTCAGAGATTCTTTCCTGTATGTTAGGTTTGGTTAAGTTTTCGCATGATATTTCTTTGGCAGTCTTCTTTGAATAACCTGCGCGAATAGCTGACTGTGTTGCGTTCAAGTCTATTAGATACTCTTGGCAAAACATCTCCTGTTTAGGAGTTAATTTTTTACTCATCTCAACCCCCAAGGTTTAGATTTTATCTCTCAGAGATAATGCGGTTTTTACACCGCGATTGTTTATGCTGTTACTGTTGCGTTAAACGCCAGTAAATATAGTTGCGCCAACATCAAAAGTAAATGTCTCTGTATCTAATAACGTCACCGCTGAGCCTCTATCGTACCAACCCATTAATGGATTTAGTGGGCTTGTCGGTGTGTCGTTATATAAAACGCAGTATTGAAACGGACCAATTGAACCGCCTGAAGCTGTAATCACCACGTCAGCAGTAGGAACTAATGAATAAGCTCCAGCAGTCTGCGTTGATGATGTCATTGCTACAACTTCACCACCAGCAGTATAGCCATTACCTGTGGCTATCTCTGTAATTTCGGATAGTATTTCTTGTCCCGCAGTTGGTAACGTATTTGTTAGCATAAATTTAATACTATCAGCACCAAGATTATGTACACCGTTATTTCTGTCTTCTACGAATTGATTGAACTTATTAAACGCCGCCATTGTTATTCCTTAAATTTTACTGTAATTGAATTTAGTTTATATGATGCAATATATTTATCGTCTGCAAACCCTGCGGCCACGCTACCTATTATTTGTGAAACGTCCCCAGAGTATTTTAATGTTACTAATGACCCGATCAGTGAGTAACTTGCGCCTTGGGCTATTATAGCACGATTAGCAAACAAGCCCACATTAGACCCTGTTATCGATATAGCGCTATTTTCTGCTGATATTTTTGCACCGTACTTTATTGGTACATCCGTACTAGTTAGCGAATAAGCCTCTGTTTCAGCAACTATAGCTCTTGACGTAATCAACCCTACATTAGAACCAGTTGATGAAAATGAGCCTGACTCAATTACTAATATATCACCGCCAGCAGACGGCGTGTAAATAAGATCTACATTACTACCTGCTAGGCTGTAAGTTCTGTTTTCTGCAATTATATTTCTAGCTGTTATTAAATCTACATTTGACCCTGACAAAGAATAACTACCACTACCAACAATCAATTTGCTATTGTGAATTAACCCTGTAGCGGCTCCAGCCAATGAAAAAGATGAACTCTCTGCCTGTATATTGAATGATGAACTTAATGAAACATCAGCTCCAATTAGCGAGTAAGCAAAGGTATCTACTGTTAATGATATACCGCTTGCTACTTCAAGATAAGCGCCAACCACGCCACCAGCCACGCCCGCAGTGGCTAAAAACGATGTTGATTTTACTTGGAAATTATCACCAGCAAAATTAAATAGTTCACTTGATGTGTAAGGATTTAAGTCACCTGTCGCGTCATCTGTTGCTATATTGGTTTTGGATGCCCACGTCCCGCCAACTGCCGCAGAATTGCAGTCAAAGAAGAAGCAATCCGTCATATCGCCTTCACCACCAGACGGACCTAAAACTCCCCTGCCAGTAGCTCCCCAACCAGTAACATTGGTTAACGTAACTGGGTCGCCAGATCCAGTCCTTATCAACTGTGCACAGGTAGCATCTATAGTTACACGTAGCAGCCCTTTATTTACTGCCGCCCCTCTTATTTGTATTGCGCCATACGATAATGATGATGTAGAGCTGTCTTCAACGTGACTATCTTCTACATAGCAATTGGCTGCCGCTATATCAACAGCGTTGTCAAAGCTGTTATTATTCGTAAGCTTCATGTGTTTAATGATCACATCAGCGGCTGTCATGTTGACCCGTCCAACTGTAGCTAGTGCTGATTGATTTGAACCATCATATAAAACATCACCTTGAACTATTGCGCCACGTATAAATGCACCGTTAATTGTTGCAGTCGAGCCACAATCACCATAACAGTTAGCAATAGATTTAAATCCCACTCCTGGATCTGCCGCGCCTTCGCCTGCATTCCAGAGTGTAATGGTTGCATAGTCTTGCGCGGGAGCTGTTGAGCCTACATTTTTATTTATATCAGCCATTTCTATCCCTTACATAATAAGCAACTTGCTCAATAGTTACAGGTATTCTTCCGTTGACTCTAAATTCTTCGTAGTAAGGGTTTTCAGTATTTACAGGCTCTAAATAGAATTGTCTATTGTGCGTAGCGTGTTGTATTGTTTTTTGTGAGTTGATATCAGCGGCAATGTAATCAGGGTTATCAATCATCCAGTTTGCTGTGAGCTTAACTATTAGCTCGTTATAGCGATAAGCATTTGTAACATCAAGCACACGCAATGAACCACCGACAGGTTCTACACCATCACCCATATAAACGCTAGATTTATGGGCCTCTACGCAATCACCAGCAAAAAACCTTCCTGAGTCAAACGCCATTATTGCTATTTTACATGCCATTACTCACCCTTATTTATCTAATTTACTGAGAATCTCGAATATACCTTTATTGACATTGGCAAACTCTATAACTGTATCGTGTATATGAGCATCCAACTTTTCGCCATGTTCATCAATCATAGCTTCATTTTTATCAGCCTTTCCAGCTTTTGATGAATTGTAAATATTAAAGCCTATGGCGATAAACCCAAAAACAAGAGTAGCCAATACCCCTATTCCCGCTGCATTTGTATTTATGAACTTCCAGTATTCTAAAGCACCCCACGCGCTACTTGTTACGCCCGTACCTGCTGTTAATACGTTTAAGCCATCCGCCAATGCCTTTCCTGTTTCTTGCCTCACGTTCTTTTTCTACTGTTTTTATGTGTTGATAAATTCTGGACAACACGATTACAATAATCACCAGCCCGTAATAGCAAAGCTTGTAAATTGCCAAGTGCGTGAATAAATCCGTCATAAGATACCATCATTTGTAGAAGTCCAATCGATATAATTAATTCATCATACCACGCGAAGAAGAATCCAACATGGTTGTTTAGTAAGCTTAATAATACCACGGTATGCCACAAGGTAGCAAAAATAAGAAGCGAAGCTTGCTTGATCGCGTACTCATCATACCTTAAAAACACGGAGATTATTAGAGCAGTTAATCCATCCCACAATATACATAGACCTACATCTTGCTCGTAAAAATCATCACTTACCATGCTTCCTATCGCAGAAAAGTCATAAGGAGCGGTTATCATAATAAAGACTGATGATATAAATACGAAGAACGAGCTTATTTTAACTCTTATATCGCCGAACAGCGTCAAAAATAAAAAATAAAAGGCTAGTATCGAAGGTAAAGGATAGTCACCAATTATTCCAGTAATGTAATCGTAATTCACCAATTACTTCTTAGGCTTTGTGCCACGAGGTTTGCGGGCCATAATACTTCCTTACTTTGTGTGTGGAGTTTCATTGTATCAAATCCTTTAACTTTTGTTTATATAGTAACTCAATTTCTTTTAATTCAGCGCATGTATACTTTTTAGGTTCGTGCGGCCCTTCCAGCCATTCCACTTTTTCTAGCCCAATTTTCTTTATCAAGTTTAT